TCTTTAACTTGTATTGATATGCCCATATGACCTTTTAAAATGAATAGCTTAAAATCGAATCCGTTAACATGAATATTTTTGCGTATGATTTCGCCTATTTCGTAATACATCTTGACTTCCTCCGTTTTTCGTTTTATATTGAACGTGAATTAATTTTGCTAATCGTTTGTCTCTGTTACTTGTTGGCGCAAGTAGCAGTTTTTTTATTCTTCATAAAAGTATTCCTTATAGAATATGAATGTTGCGATACTTGCGAATCCTGCAATTGACCATGCTGTAGTGAAGTACAGCAATGGCATAAGAACAATCGCTAAGACTGTGAAGCATAGTACTGCTACTAGGTAGCTTTTATAAATGTTGCTCATTTAATATCCTCCTAATACCATTTTTTATGCTTTCTGATCAAATACTCTTCCAATTTAGAAATATTAATCAGAGTGCCTGTTGGTGAATAATCAATGTATAAATTTTCTACACCTAAATTATCTTTGCGGTAATATTTCAACCAGTTGTATACTGTACTTCTACATACTCCAAACAATTGATGGATTTGTGTAGGTGTTGCGTATAACTTTTTCACAAATTTTTCTTCGCCTCGATATGTGTTTTCTGGTGTTGGTGGTATTATGATTTTTGGCATCTCTATCACTCCTTTAGATAAATGTTAAAGTTTGTTATTATTCGCCCTGTATTGAAGTTCTCTATCTAATGCATAGAAAACTTTGTTTATTTCTAAGTAGCTGTAATCACTTTTTTTAATAAGCTCTAATATTTCCGCTCCTAAGTTACGTTCCTTTTCCGTTAAATAGGATGAAGAAGCATCAGCTTTGCTAGAAACTTGTGGGACGCCTATACGCAATCCTTCTGATCTTGTGTTCATTTGTTTATGCTCCTTTCGTGTATAATGTTGTTATCAACCTAAGGAGGTGATAAGTATGAAAGCTTGTTTATATCTTTCTAATGATAAATTTGTTGAAATCGATAATTTAGAAAAAGTGATAAAGTCAGGTCATCGCGGAACTGTTGAAATATCAAAAGAAAAAATTAAAAGTTCCTTGTTCACTAATGGCTCATATACTTTTGTTGGAGACAAAATAGTAGCTATCGCTTCAGCTAAAATCGAATTCATAGAATTTATCGATTAATCTCTTTAAGCAACTCTGCAACTGCTCGCAACAGTTCAGGGTTGTTTCTTGTTTCTAAATTACTGTTTGCATGTTTTAGTAAATTGAGTTTTAATTTACTTTTTTCTTTAGCGATTCTAAATTTTTGTAACATTTGTTGTTCCTCCTTTATTCGAAATCATCGATGGTTAATTCTGAAACTCTCTTTTCATAGATATATAAATAATAATTTTTGATATCTCTGTAAAATTTTGCTGCTAGGTTGTATTCACTTTCACTCAAATCTGAATTAAGCGTCACTCCAAAAATCGATAATGTTAATTTTCTAATATGATAATGAACATCTTGTACATAAGCTTTTTGATGAATTGATTCGAAGCCATGCTGATACTTTTTTAGTGGAATCGGATGATTGAGCTTCCTCAATCTTCCTAGCGACAAATCTTTTGCGAAATTGAGTTTTTTATTGATTTCTTCTAAATCGTCATTATTGATTCTTACTTTACTGAAAATTGCACCTGAACTGATTGGTTTCTCGCCTTTTATAGCATTTCTAACTTCTTTCGCTATAATTTCTTTCAACTCTTCTTTAGTTAACGTGATTTGTTCCATAGTGTTCCTCCTTTAGTTCAATTGTTTTGAACTTTATAATTAAAAAAATATACTTGTATTTCTTCTCTGGGTATAGATAATAATTCACAAGCTTTAGCTATTTCGGAATCTCTCCAACCAATTTTATCATTTAATTTTAAAGATAAACTTCGTTCTGATAAGCCTATCGCGTATGCAAAAGCATATCTATTACCATACTTTTCAATTATACGACCTATTAAAGCTGAATAATCAAAACACATCATGTCACCTCTTTCTGAGTTCAATATTTTTGAACTACATAAACCTTAACACGTTTAAAAAATCAATGCAATACAAAAGTTCAATATTTTTGAATTTTTCTATTGAACTTTTGTTCAACGAAGCTTATACTATAACTATATTAATGAAGGAGGAAAATTCATTGAACTCTACAACTAGCAACAGAATCAAACAAGCTATGAAGTCATCGAATTTAAAACAAATAGATATAGTAAACAAAGCTAAAAGCATGGAAGAAGAAACTGGTATCAAATTATCAAAAACTGATTTAAGTCAATATGTTAATGGTAAAGTGACGCCGGGTCAGAAGAAATTATATGTTTTAGCTAAAATATTGAATGTTAGCGAAGCTTGGTTGTTGGGATACGACGTAGAAAGTAAAAGAATTGATGATAAAGAAAGAGATAAATTTAATCAGCATCAAGAAACTATAGCTGGTCATGCAAATAAAGATGAATTTACTCCTGAAGAATGGGAAGAAATCGAAAACTTTATGCAATGGGTTAGAGATAGAAAGAAATAAGACACCAAAGGGGTTTGGCTCATGGGAAAATACGAAGAATTGCTTATGAAATGTGAAGTTGAAGTGAAAGAAACACAAAGAGTACCTCGAGGATTCGATGGTTGGTATCAAGAAGGAGAAATTTTTATTAGACCTTCCCTATCCGAAAGGAACAAATTAGAAGTATTATACGAGGAACTTGCCCACCACAAGTTGACGTATGGCAACATTTTAGATCAGTCGAAGTTCAACAATCGCAAGTTCGAAAATTACGCAAGGCGACACGGCTTTATCTCAGCAGTCCCGTTACGCGAAATTGTGGAAGCTTACAATTATGGTGTACGTAACTTGTATGAGTTGTCTGAGTATCTGCAATTGAGTGAAGAATACATATTAGAAGCAATAGAACAATATAAAAAGATATATGGTATTGGGACTCACTACGGCGAATACTCAATTACATTTGAGCCATTGAGAGTTTTTAAATATAAAGAAATATAAACAAAGGAGAAATTAAAATGAAAAGATTATTAGGTTTAACATTAGCGAGTGCGTTAGTTTTAGGCGCTTGTGGTAGCCACGACGGCGATAAGAAAGAGGAAAGCAAAAAAACTGAAACAAAGAAAGATAACAAAGATAAAAAGAAAGAAACTAAAGAAAAAGCAGAAGCGAAAAAAGAAAATGCTAATCAAAACGATAACAATAATCAAGTAAACAACGAGAACAACACAAACGTTAACAACGATCAACAAACCAATAGACCTTTAACTAAAGACGAAATATCACAAAGAGTAAAAAATGGTCACAATGTTAACGGCATGGTAGATGCAGATGGTAATACTTGGTACCAAGCACAAGGCGCAGGTGACGTTATAGGTTACACAAAACCTGATGGTACACAATGCACAGTTGGTGGTTGTGTCACACCTCAGCAACAAGAACAAATAAACGAAGCTAATTATAAAGAGATGGAAAAATATGGGTATTCTCGTGAAAAATACGATGCAATTCAAAAAGAAGCTTCTAAACTTCAACAACAAAAAGAAAATGGAGAAATAACAGCAGAAGAATTTACTAATAGGTATATAGAATTATACGACTAAGTATCTTACAATCAATTAATTGTATTGTGATTAATAACGTCTATTTAGTGATTTAATATAAATATAAACAAAGGAGAAATTGACATGAAAAAAGCAATCTTAACTTTAAGTCTTATATTTATTACCTACTACCTCACTTTTAAATATATGTGGATTAAAGAATTGAAGTATTAACAGCTTTTTATAGCCCTTTAATATAAAATTCAAAAACGCCTACTAGTGTAGACGTTGAATGGTGGTGAGAATTTTATGGCGGATAAAAACAAAAAACAAGAAGCTACCCGTAGTAACCCAATAAACAAAAGTTTTGAAAAGCCGGGTGCCAGCGAAAACTTAAAAAGCACTTTATCAGAAAAAGCTAAGAAAAAAGATTAATATTCATTCATTAAATATAAATCCAATTTAATTTGTTGTTTAAGGTCTACAAGTGTATGTTTAATATACAATTCATCGTTTGACGGTAAATCAGATACTTTGAAATCTTGTCGCTCAACCTCTAGTAAATCGAAATCGCTACCAGCTGAATTATAGGTTTTAAGTTCACCCTCTTCAATGATTCTGTTTTCAAAGTCTTTAATAACTATAAATACTGGTTTACCGTTGTTATTAAACAACTTGTCTCTTTTGTCTAATAAGCTTATACAATCCAAATTCAAAAACTTTCTTGTTTCATTAATTAACCAGATAATGAATTTAACAATTAAAGGATTAAATACAAGCACTGTTAAAACAAAAATAATTAGAAACCAAATATTTGCTTTTAGACCTGTAAGCAACTGAAGTAAACTCAAATTTTTTAAATCAACATTATTAAAAATTATAAAAGTATAAAACCATATCAAACATGTTTCAATAGAAAAAATCAATAATACAGGAGTATTGATAATCTTGTTTTTTTCACTAACTAAACCTATCATTGTTAGATATTTATATGGTATGTAACCTAAAACTCCTGTAAGAAGAAGCGCCCCTAGAAATTGAGTCATCTTATCACCTACTTTTTATTTTATTATAACATATTTAGTACCTAGTACTAAATTTTGGGTAGCCCACCTACCCTTATTATTTTTTACAAATTTACAGAACGTACGTTCTCTCAGGAGGTATAAACATGTGGATTGAAAAATTTAAAAACAAAAATAACGAGACTAAATACAGATACTACGAGAAGTATAAAGATCCATACACAGATAAATGGAAGCGCGTAAGTGTTGTGTTGAACAAGAATACAAAACAATCACAAAAAGAAGCAATGTTTCGTTTAGAAGAAAAAATAAAAGAAAAACTAAACAACAAGTCGTCAAGCGAATTAAAAACTTTGACTTTTCACGCGCTATTAGATGAATGGCTTGAATATCATATAAAAACATCAGGTTCAAAGTTGACTACTCTTAATAATATAAAAATAAGAATTAGAAACATTAAACGATACAGCTCTGAGAACTTGCTTTTAAACAAACTAGATACAAAATATATGCAGATATTTATTAATAAATTATCAGATATCTATTCTCAAAATCAAGTAACCCGTCAACTCGGAGATATGAAAGGAGCTATTAAATATGCAGTTAAATTTTACAATTATCCAAATGAATATTTGTTAACTAATGTCAAAATTCCTAAAAGAAGAAAAACAATAGAGGATATCGAAAAAGATGAATCTAAAATGTACAACTATTTAGAAATGAACCAAGTCCTACAGATACGTGATCATATACTAAATGATAATAAGTTACACAAGCGAAATCGCATTTTAATTGCCAGCATCTTAGAAGTACAGGCTTTAACTGGTATGCGCATAGGAGAACTACAAGCACTGCAGGAAAAAGATATAGATTTATTAAACAAAACTATAAATATAACAGGTACAATTCACCGCATTAAATACGAGGAAGGATTCGGATACAAAGACACTACAAAGACTATAAGTTCAAAAAGAAGTATCAGCATCAATTCTAGAACCGTAGAAATTTTTAAAAAGATAATACTGGAAAACAAAATGTTGAAAAGATGGAATTCGAGCTATGTTGACAGAGGGTTCATATTCACAACAAAAAAAGGGAATCCTTTATGTAATAATCAAATCGCCGGTGTGCTTAAGAAAACTACAAAAGCTTTAAATATGAATAAGAAAGTTACCACGCACACATTTAGACATACACACATAACTTTATTAGTAGAAATGAATGTTTCTTTAAAAGCAATTATGAAAAGGGTAGGACATGTAGATGAAAAAACAACCATTCGCATATATACTCATGTAACTGAAAAAATGGATAGAGAACTAACTCAAAAACTCGAAAACATTCCAAGTTAGCTTAAATCTGCCCTTTTTTTGCCCTTATATTTTTTACAAGCTTTATAAAACGCTTGAGAACACTGGCGTTAAAGCTTTTCTTGAATTAAACATATCATCATAATGTGATGGTTCAAATAACATCTGTACAATCAAAGGCTTCATGTTCTTAACAATATCATCTAAATGGTTATCTAAAATTGGTGACACTGCTTTTAAATCATTAAGAAATGGCTCCCATTTGCCTAAAGTATTATCTAATTCTTCTAATTTAGTTTTAATATAATTACAAGTTACATTAGGAATCAGGGACAAAAATTCTTTCTTTTTTACATTTAACATTTCAATTGCATGTCTTAAATTCTTACGTATTTTGGGAATTGTATTAATCAAATATTTTATTACATCAACAATTTTCGATGCATATTCATCATATATACTTTGAACATAGTCTGCTATTTTTTTAATACCATCATCGATATGGTCTTTTAATATTTTCATTTTTCTTCCTAAATAATTAGAAGGTATAACTAGACCCTGTACCATATTTTCGCCGCTACAATTAATTTGGAAATTCCCATCTAAAATTGTTGCATCTTGTTGTTTCATAATACTTCTAATTTCTGCAATTTGCCTACCATAAATATCATTTTGATTTTTTATTCGCTCTATATTCTGTTTCACTACTTTCAAATGTTTCATCATTTCTTCAGATACTCCATCTCTGAAGTCGTGATCTATATTTTTGAAAATTTCTAAAATTTCATTATCTATACTATCATACACTTTTTCTATAAAAGATTTTATACCTTTAAACAACTCATTAATTCTTTCTTTTAATGCATCCAATGCAAAATCAGGTAATAAGTGTTTAACAGCACTAATACTTTCTATTGTTTCATCTGCAACTTCTTCAAGTGAGTTTATTTTACTAATTAAAGTTCTTTCCATTTCTTCTAATTGAAATAAGTTAATCTTATCCTTAAATCCTTCTGATAATTGTTGCTTTCTATCTGCAAAATTTTTATTTTCATTTTCTGAGATGTTAAAACTTTCATTTAAAAAGATTACGCATTCTGCTAACATACCACTAGTTTCACCAGTAATCAGTTTACTCAACGCATCAAGATTTTCTAAATTAAGTTTAATTAAAGTTCCTCTTCCAGAACGTGCAATCGAATCCCCTGTCCAAACATTTATCGGAATTCGCCCATCCATATCTAATGTTATGTTAATAGTCTTTTTTACTTTTTTTCCATTTTTAATTTCTGTATCTTTTACCGACTTAATTTTGATTAGTGGTACAGTATCGTATGTGTTGTCTTTTCTATTTAACTTCCTTTTATAACCTACATGGCTGTCTATTAAAGCATCTAACCTGGGCACACCATCACTAATGTTAACGCGTTTTCCTGGCATATCTTTGATGAATGGATCTTGTAACCATGTTAATAAATCGTTGGTACTATTAAAACTAATCATATTATCAAAGCGTGGTCTAGCAAATTTCTGCCAAGCAGCATAAGGTACCATTGCTGGGTCAGTAGCAACAACTTTTTCATTTGGATGTTTCGCTCCTTGATATTTTGCTCCTGCACCGCCTTCCGAATTACCGCCATCCGCCACAATGGTTTTGTTTTTGTAATTATTTGGACTAACACCATATTTTTGTGTAAAGTTATACTTACTTAATTTATTAGCGTCATTTAGTTTGTCTCTATATAAATCTGCAAATTCGTCTGATTGCTTAAGATAATCCGTTGACTTATTACTATTATCCATTAATTTCGCATTTTGTAACCAATCATCTCCGATATCTAAAGATTTTAATGGATTATTAGGGTTTATTGCCTCATTAGATGTTCCTTGATAAATCATGGTTTGTTCACCAGTTGGTTTTCCTTTTTCATCCAACAATTCATAAATTTTTAAATCTGAGGCACCTTTTTTATTTTTATTTCCATTATCATTATATTCATCAACCTGCTTAAATCTTTTTCCGTTAACTGTAAAATCATTATCTTTATTGATGTCTTGATAAACCCAGTAACTACTCAATTCTGTTAAGTCTCTATCATTAATTTTATTCATCTTCAAATGCTCCAAACGACACTACTTTCTTATCATCAAAACGAGCTTTTTTTGTGCCAATAAGTTTATTTCCTAATTGAGTAGTTATAGTATTCTTGATTGGCATATCTTTTGTTCTTTCAATTTTCTCGGATAAATCTATTACATTATTTATCTTTTCTTTTCTATTTTTTTTATCATTCGTACTAAACAACGTTGCTACTGTATTACTATTAGCAGTATAATCTAACTCTTTTCTAGCTCGTTGCATACCCTCTTTAAATTCTTTATCATTTTTATGAATCAACGGTTCGTAATATTTACGATATTCTTTTAAGTTTCTTGATAAATATGTGATATAAAAGTATTCATTTTGATATCCAACGTTTTGTGTCTTGTTAATTGCCTCTTTTGTAAAGCCTGTATATTGATATTTCTTTTCATTTTCTTTGAAGAATTTATATAAGTTATCATACTTTTCTTTTTGCGCTCGATATTCAAAGCCACTCAGCACTGTACCCACCATCATACTCATATCATCACCATTGTCATTACTGCGCATTGATCCTTTTTGATGGATGGCATCTTTGTACAAAGGTAGACTTGCATTAAATACAATGCCATGATCTTCGCAATGCACATAAACTTCTAC